CCGTCGTCGCTACCTTTACCTTTAGTGTTTGCTGTGGCGATGACGTTGAATCCACTTGCAGGGTCAATCCATTTTCCGATCTTTTTAAGGAATACTCCCTTTCCTTCAAGGATAGATTGGAGACAGAGAATTTTATTACTGGCAAGGTCGATCTCGTCAAGGAGCAAGATAGCTCCTCGTTCGAGTGCTTCAATGACTGGGCCATTGTGCCAGACGGTGTTGCCATTAACAAGGCGGAAGCCACCAATAAGATCGTCTTCATCGGTTTCAATAGTAATGTTTACACGGATGAGTTCTCTACCCAACGCTGCACACGCTTGCTCAACCGAGAGCGTTTTACCGTTGCCAGACAATCCCGTAATGAACGTTGGATAGAATAGACGGGACTGAATAATTTTTTTAATATCAGTGAAGTTGCCAAACTTGACGAAGGAATCATCTTTAGAAGGAATAAGGTTCTGTTCAATAGCAGGCATAGCGGCAGGTGCCTGATAATCCTGCTCAAGTTTTTCAGTGATGGTCAGATTCCAACGACCACGACCAACCTTGCAATCAGAAATTTTGTTGGTGATAGTTTGATAGTTGCAATCATTCATTGCACACCAGGCACGGATATCTGCTGCAGTTACAGAATCTCCGTAGAGATCCTGAAGAGAGTTCATGATGCCTTCTTTGGAGAGACCCATTAGATTTGTTTGAACTGAAGTTAGTATAAGGTATGGATGGGGGGAACTAAACCCCCCGTGGACAGTTTCTCAAGCGACCAATGAGATGAACTCATTTAGAACTCGCTTGTTCATTTTCTTGGTACGAAGACTCTTGACGAATGCAGATTTAATTTGAGACTTGGTTGCGTCCTCCTTAACCTCAAACGTATTGTCTTGTGCAAGTGAAGTGGCAGACATAGCAAAGTAAGAGTGATACCCAGAATTAGTAATGGTAAAACTACGTTCCTTCCTCCACTGAGCGTGAATCCGATCATGATCATCATTCCATCGACCATAGTAGCGAGCGATAAATGAATGAGCATCACGACCTTCAAGAACACGGATACCAATAAAATTAGTATCTGTGAACTTGTCCTTAAGATGAGTCAATAGAGAATCAGTCATTTGATACCATTGACCATCCAATAGATATGTAGTTCCCAGTTTACGATCACGGAGAATACAGTTAGTAGATACCTGACGGACACCAAGATATGGTTCCTTCTCCCAGTGACGTTGAACAGTTTTATGGTACTTCAAAGGTGGTGCTTCACCATCAGTAAGAATAACACACTGAACTTTTTCTACGTGGTTATTCCGCTTGAACTGAGGAATAATCTCATGCATACAGATAAGAGTATCATTCAAAGGAGTTCCAGATAGAGTCAGTCCAGTTGGAATTGGATAGAAAGTATAGTAGGACCTATTAAATCCCTCAGCAATGCGATAGATAGTTTTCATCTGATACTCTAGGTCTTTAATCTTAGACTTACTAGAGAACATATTCATCAAAGAGAAGGTCTCATAGACTTGCATAAAACCATCACGTTTTTTATACATGTCCTTAGGATAGGTTGCTCTGCGCTCGCCATCTTCATTCAAATAATATTTAACTTTAGGGAAGTCGCTAGTAAAAGCATAAACCTCAAAAGGAATAGAGCACTTCTTACAGAACCAAATAAGATTATAAAGTTGCTTGACAGTATCCATCAGGACATCACACATAGACCCCGACCAATCAAGAATAAAAATTAGTCCATGATTCTTACCATCAGGAATCACTGAGACTTTTTTGAACAGATCTTCATTGTACTTGTAGGTATGCAACTTAGCGCAATCCAAGACACCAGTACGAGAAGTAGTAGAGCGAGCATATGCACTAGCAGACTTGCGACACTCAAACTCCTTCACAAGATAATTAACTTCCTTCTGTGCAGATTTTTTGAACTGAGCATATCGAGCATCAACTTCTTCAAACACTTTTTCTGATTCATTGTCCCAAAATTCAGGAACATACTGATACACCTCATCATTTGGAATGATGACTGCACTCAGATCAACTTTAGGAATTTCAAGATACTGATTTTCAAGTTCCTGCTCAGAGATCAAATCCTTGATGGCATCTTCAAAAGACTTCATAGTAGTGACATCAACATCACCTTCATTACCACCACTAGAAGTAGGTTTTTCTTCTACATCTTCGGAAGGTCTCTGAATATCATCAGCGTCAGTATCGTCGGATCCTTCGACGTTATTGCTGGGCGAGGGTTCTGATTCTCCCTCCTCACTATCTGATCCCTGTGGCTGGGGGGAAGACCCACCATTATTCGACTGTAGTTGTACGTTTGCAGGGGACTCTGGTTGTTGTTCATCTTTGCAGTAGTTATAAATTGCTTCTGATGCATCCAGAACTTCAGTAAAAGTCTCACAGTCACGGACCATAAGAAGAAGTTCGTTCTCTTTATCAGTAAAGGGAATATCCACATAATTACCAATCTTACAAAACAGATTGATCTTATCTGCTAAGTTGAATGTTGTAAGATCTTCATCCTCAATGCCAAAGAAATCTTCATCGGCAAGTTCTTCATAACCACGATAAAAGGTCTTAGATAGACCCGCGTAACGACGCTTCATCATCTTTTCAATGCGAGCGTCTTCAACAACGTTTACGATTTGAGGAGGAATCTTACGATCCACGCTCCAATCTTCATTTGGTGTATATAGGGCATGACCAACTTCATGTCCCACCAACAGATCGTAAACAGTATTAGATGCCTTGTTCCACTGAGGAAGAGTCAACACACGAGTCTGAACGTTGAATTGAGCAGTCTCAACAGAACGATGCTCTACCACCAAGTCTTCAGTGGCAAGCAATTTGGCAAGTTGTCCTTTGACTTCGTGGTTGATAGTCATCGGGAATCGTTTGAACTGAACTTAGTATATAACCAAGGTCCCCTTCATGGGCGATCAGGATCCACTTTTTACACTGTCCACTGCTTTGGATACCCAATCTTCAAGTTGAACTGTAGGTTCCCAACCAAACGTTGTACGAAGTTTGGTATTGTCTGCCAACGTAATTCGTGCTTCACCTGGACGAGCATCAATAAACCTCTTCCTAGGAGAGATCATTGCAGCAATCTCATTGACAGAATAATTCTTACCATTACCAACATTATATACTTCACCATAACCACTCTCATCAATATCTGCAGTCGCTGCAAGCATATTTGCCCTAACAACATCAGAGACATGAGTGAAGTCTCTACGCTGCTCACCATCACCAACAACCGTCAACTCTTCACCGTTGGCAAGTTGACGAAGAAAGATTCCAATCACAGGTGCATATTGACCTTTAAGTGGTTGACGTTCACCATAGACATTAAAATATCTAAAGACAACCGTGTTAAGATCAAACAAATCTGTGTACATGGAGCACAACTTTTCACCAGCAACTTTGGATACTGAATAAGGATTTAAACAGTCATCTTCCTGAATCTCACTATTTGGAGCAGAGTTGAATCCGTAAGCAGAGGAAGTAGAAGAATAAATTACTTTACTCACATTTGCTTCTCTAGAGCATTGAAGTACCGTTGCTGTTCCAAGAGTGTTAATTCTGACAGCGTTCAATGGATTCTTAATTGCTGGTTGAATTCTTGCCTCTGCAGCAAGGTGGAATACCCAATCAACGCCACAATAAAAAATTCTAGTGTGATCATAATTACAGATATCTTGTTTTACATAATGTGCTTTTTCATTATAGTAAAACTGATCATGAGCATCAGAATACTCATTATCAATAACCGTTACAGTATGACCAGCACCAACCAGAGCATCTACTAGGTTAGACCCAATAAATCCACAACCACCAGTTACCAAACAATTCATGATACCATCCTACTAAATCCTTTTACTTTCTCAAATTTTAGCACATTCAAGAACTTGTCGCGCATACCTTCTTTATGAGATATGACAAACGTATTAGCATCCTTAATAACAAATCTAATAATTCTCATAAACTCATCCGTACCAAATCCATCCAAGGATGAATCAAAGGTCTCATCAAAGATAATTAGATTACAATTCAAGGAATTTTTTATCTTAGCAACTTCTCTCCAGGTAAAAAGTAAAGCAAGATCAATACGCATTTTCTCACCTTCACTAAAAGAAGCGTAAGAAAAATCTTCTTGAATGGGAGATTCAATGGTCTCGTTGAACTCCTCATCCAATTTAAAATTAATATAAAACTCCATCATCTGAAGGTAACGATTTACCTCCTGATTAACTAACGGAAGATACTTTTTAATAATTTGCGTCTTGACACCACCATCTCTCAGAAGATCAGATACAAAACTATAGTTTATCAATTGATCTTTTTGAGAATCAGATTCTACTACGGCAGCAGCAAGTTTTTGCTTTAGATCCGCTAACTTTTCATTTTCAGAATTTCTCTTTGCAAGTCTATCGGCAACAGTTTGAATTTCTTGTTCAAGACCTCGGACTTGTCGCTGATATCCAGAGATCTTAGTATTGATTTGAGAAATCTCATGTGAAAGGTTAGTTACCTCTTTAGAAACTGTAGAGAAGTGACGCTCTCGTTCTTCTTCCTCTTTAATTGCCTGCTCCAGTTGTTGATAACCAGATTGCAACTCCTTTGCTTTATTTTGAGCGTCCTCAATTCTATTTATTCTGAAGGTCTCTTCAATGTCCTGATTACAGGTGGGGCATACCGTATTCTCTGTATAAAATTTATGATCCTTAACAACACTTGATACTTTCTGAGAGATCTTACCTCTCAAATTACCAAGTTCACGTAATTTTTTTGTTGCACCAGTATATTTTTCAAGTTCTTGTTGCTTGCTAAGCAATTGAGTCTCATTATCAAGAGAGGTTTTCAATAGAGAATCTTGAGATTCTGTGAGAGTTTTGATTTGATTTCTTTTTGTAAGGATGTCACTATCAGCAAGTCTTTCAATTTCTTCAATAAACTCGCGTTGCATGACCACTTTATCTTCAAGAGATTCTTTCTTGAGTTCTAAAGTTTTAATTACATCTCTAGAATCCTTTACTTTATTTTTAAGAACTTGATTCATCGATGAGAAGATCTTAATATCTAAAAGATCTTCAATAACTTCTCTTCTAGATGCAGCAGAAAGTTGCATAAACGGAACAAAATTGCTGCTACCAAGAATTACAATCTGAGTAAAAGACTTATAGTTCATTTTTAGAACTACATTCTCAAACCAATTTTGCTGATCTTTTGCTGCAGCATCAGAATTTAACAATTCATTATTCTTGTAGATTTGAAAGATCGAAGGTTTAATTCCCCTAATAACTTTCCAAGAGGTGTCCGATATCTTAAATTCAATCTCAACTACACAATCTTTCTCATTTACAGAGTTAACTAGTTGTGGTTTATTCACACCACGATATGACTTACCAAAAAGAGAGAAGGTCAATGCATCCAGCATTGTGCTCTTCCCCGCTCCATTATTACCGATTACTAAGGTTGTTGATGCTTCGGCAAAATTTATTTCTGTAAAATGATTACCTGTACTGAGAAAGTTTTTATAGCGAAGTTTTTCAAATAGGATCATTATCTTCAGGTGGTATTACAAGGTCATTTTTTGTGATGATTGCATATTGATAACTATGCAGTTCACAGGTTTGAACAATTAACTCATCGTCAACTTCTACAACATCTAACTCTGGATATTCTTTATTCTCTTCTAACATCATGGCAAATCTATCTGCATCATCTTCTTCTTCAAAGATATACAGTACCTGGGCACCATGCTCATCAGTAACAGAGTAGGCACCCTCTTGAGTTTTACCTGCTAATGTAAGAATATACATTACACCATCTCACATGCTTCTTGATACACTTCCTGAATAATAGTTTGAATATCGGATTTATTTATGGTCTGCTCAGACTCTTCAACATACCGATTTAAAATTGAAATAGTATCTTCAGATTCTGGATCATACTTATTGAGATCAACAGTATCACCAGCAGCGAGTTCAACTATATTCAGTTCTGCAATATTAGAAGCAAGTAATTTGTCAACAAATTTATCGTATTTTTTAGGATTACTCTTCTTACGAACAATCAATTTGACAATCTTACCCTCATAAGATCTCGCATCAAAAGTCTGGTATGGAGTATCTTCATAATAGATAACATCATACATTTTGTATGGGTTGTTGATCTCTTCTAACTCATCAGTCTCTGTATCATAGATATGGAATCCTCTTTCATCTCCCATATCATTTGAATAGATTTCGTATGGATTACCTAGGTAGAAGACTCGTCCATCGGATGATCTAGTGTGATAGTGACCCGAGAAGACGCGCTTGTATGACGCAAATAATTTGCCGTCATGACCCGTTTCCATGATGTGTCCACGATGAGCTGGATATCCGTTGAGTTCAAGGTGCCCCATCGCGTGTACGCCACTGAAATCTTTAATAGATTTGAGAGTATTCGCAGAGTTCTCTTCATTGATCCAAGGTACAAATAATACAGGAAGTTTCCCCAACTTTACTGGAGTTGGTTCTGAGTAGATTATAACATTTTTATATTCACGCAGCAACAGGTCTACTGCGTTTACTTCATTAGTATTCTTATAATATGCGGTATGATTACCTACAATCGTATGTACTTTGACACCCAGTTTAGCCAAACGATCATAGTAATTATCTTTTGCCCACGCTAATGCAGCAAAGTCGATACCTTTCCTACTATCAAAAGTATCTCCCATGTCCACAACAACCTTGATACCTCTCTCCTCTATAGTTGGGAAAAAGATATCGTTGTAGAACTTCAAAAAATAATCATGGAACAATTTAGAGTTCTTACGAGCACCAAAATGTTGATCAGTAATTATAGCAATCTTCATCAATAACGAGACTTAGAGTGAATACTATCCTTAATAGAACTATACTCGGAATAATTAGAACCGTCAATCAGGTTGTCGTCGAAGAACACTTCGTCATAACCCGTCTTCTCCAGGATCTTATTTTTAATCTCAAGCTGTTTCTTTTCCTTCTGAATACGACGTAGAAACGCGTAGTGAATAATCTGAGTAAAATAAGCAAACGGGTTCTGAGACTTCTGAGGGTCAAAATTATGAATGTATTGAACGCAGTTCTCGATGCCATCTGAAATCATATCATCCTTAAAGATATAGTTTACAAAGTTTGGCTTAAATGACAAGTGCGTTGCAATCTTTAAGAAACATTCTCCAAGGTAATTAGTAATCCTTGGTTTAGGATCTCCTCTCTTCTCTGCTAGTTCTACATCTTCCCTATATGCAATTAAGGCAGCAAGGAACTCTTTATTATTTACGTAGTGTACTGATCTTTTTCTTTTATTCATGGGTCCAAGGGGTGTCATAAGTACTTATAAACTGGTGTGTAAACATTATAACATTTTTAATTCAAATCATCAAAGCTTGACACAACTCTTGAATCTATGTACAATAACCTTTGTGGAGGTTCAGAAAACATACTAGCTTTCTTTAAATAATCTTTCTAAGATCTCTTTTGTATCTTGTACATTACCGATTCTTCCCATCCTTCTGTTGATCTTTTGTCTAATTCCAGCAGGATCCTCTGAGTCAGTGAAGTCTTTTGATTCTCTTAACCAAGATTGATACATCATAATCATTTCGATGTCTTTTGACTCACTCATTGTCATGACATCATCCATATCCAATATAAACATATCATCCTTAGTTGTTTTTAACCAGGGTTCTAGTTTATATCCCATACCACTCCTAACCTTTACTTCTGAGAATGTAATCGGATTAGATAGAAGTAAAAACGTTTTGGTATCTTCAGTGCAAGGAGACACTTTAGTAAATATCTCTTCTCCTGATTTCAATTTTATAGTTGCATAAAAATCATCTTCCATGTATACCTCTACGTTTTTAGGTTGACACTAATAATGTCATAATTAAAGTTCTCTTCATTATAGATTTTGATTCTTTCTATAAAATGATTCAGCGTGTAATTTCTGCGTTGCTTGTTTGTGCAATCATCAGAAATGTCATACAACATCGCTTTTGTTTTGTTTTTTCCCTTCCTTAAAACCCTTCCAATAGATTGTAAATTACGGATTCTAGATTTGCTTGGAGAAGCGAAGACAACATTGTGCAGGTTTCTAATATTTATACCTGTCGAAAATACTCCATATGATGCTACGATGATCGCATTAGTCTCTGTATCTACAATGGATCTAACTGCTTCTCGTTCTTCAGTGTTTACACCACCATGAACAAAGAAGACTTTTCTACCATCTTTTTTTGTAGCATCTATTAATTCAAATAAAGGTTTACCATGTGCTTCCACTCTTGAGAATAGAATCAATGTATTACCTTTCAAATCTAGTGCAAGATTTTTAATGAAGTTATTTCTTTGATCATGTGTTATGATGTACTGAACTTCATCTTCATAAGAAGGGAATGTTTGAGGATTGTGCTTCAAGACCAAGCAGGTAATATCTAATTTAGATAAATGACCTTTTGCCATTAGTTCTGCAGTCTTGACAATCTTATATGAAGGTCCAAATAATCCCTCTAGGACCCACTTATGAGTTTGTGTGCCATCAAGTGTACCAGTGAATCCAAACCTATATTTTGCATGATGAAGTTTTGACATTATAGATATTAAAGACTTACTTTTAAATAAGTGCGCCTCGTCACCAATGACTACATCAAAGTCTTCAAAGAATGATCTATCAAGTTTATATACAGATTGCCATGTCGTAATAACAACTGGTGCTTCAGAAGTCTTCTCCCTGCCCGAATATATTTTATGACAATATGTCTCAGCATCCCAACCATAATCCTGGAAGTCCTTATACATCTGCTCTACAAGAGATGTCGTTGGAACAACTAAGAGGATTTTTTGTTGTTTATCTGAGTAATACCGAACTACTGAATAAATCATCAATGATTTACCTGAGGCAGTCGGTGATATCAATAGTTTTCTGTTATGTCTTAGAGCATCGTATACTCCGTCAATTTGATAATCTCTGGGACGATACGATGTAATAGATGCCATATAATCTTTGACACCTTCTCTTGATATACCCTCGTTTACTTCAAAGGGCATTCCATAATATTTGTTATCTTCAAAAGTATAACTATAATTATATGTCTCGCAGAAATTAACAATTTTATCCAATAATCCAACATATATCTGCTTCGATCTCAAGTCGAACAAATGTATCTCCCCATTCCAATTTTTACCTCTGTATTGAGGCATAAACTTTGCATTGGGAACTTCAAAAGTAAAGTGATCTCTTAACTCATACTGAATATGAGGTTCACACTGAATTTTTAAATATACTTCGTTTGATTTTTGAATAATGACATCATACTGTTTATCCATATCCTGCCTGGAATTTTAAGAAGTCAATAGCATTCTTAATCTGATACGTTCTATTCTGTATCATCTTTAAAATACTTTCCAGATAGTTCAATATAGTCTCATAGTATTCGACTTTTAAACTTATCTGTGATAATTTATCGTCAGCGTCGAGATATTTTTGAAGAGTATCTTTATCTCTAATTTTTTTGGGAAATGGATTCTCTAGGTATACATCGGGATCCGCTTTACCTGAGAAGTATTCGTATCGTTCGTGTCTGACATTTTTGCGGGATTGCTCCGCCTTTTTCTTGAGAAGAACAACGGTGTTGTACATCTCAAAGTATTTAGCGTGTAACGCTGGGACTTTAATTGACTCATCATGTAGGTTATCCATATCGATGTGAGAATCTTTTACCCACATCTTCTGAATTTCTTCAAGATCAAACATCATAAAGGATCACCTTTTGCATTAGTTATATTATAGATAGTATACTTGAAAGACACCTCTGCAGTAAAGTAATCTGTGTCTTCGTTCGTAGCATCAAAAGTCAAATCTGACAAGTCGTAGGGAAACATATCATCAAAAACAACTTCAAATTGAACTCTATTGCTGCTATTCATAACCTGTAGAGTTCCGTCTGAGTAGATATTCATAGACTGACTATCATACCCCATTCTCTGATCACCATCTCTTTGAAGATCAAAGATCTCTTTTATCGATTCTGGGTAACCCAAACCTCGCATCCATTTTTGGATTTGCATATAATTTTCTAGATTCTCATCAACGATGAACCTTAAAGTAAAATCGTTAAATTGAATCTTGTCACCTGGAATGTCTATATTTTTCAGGAAGGTTGGTTGCTCTGCCAGACCCAAGTTCATACCTGGAATATTTGCTTGGTTTGCAAAGAATGAAACTTTTCTTGCTCGATTCAGAGTAAATCTAAATCCAACCGTTTGTAAAAAATTTCTATTCGCAACCTGATGAGTGTATGCGTTCCCTACTCTGGATAATGCCATTAGATTAACATCCTTTTACTGTTCTTGCTACTTCACCACCAACACTAGAACCAATATTTTGTCCAAGTAGAGTTGCCCATCCTGCTGCTAACCAACCAACATATGGAATACCAGTTAGAGCAGGAGCAAATCCTGCAGTCATACTAGCACCTACCATTCCTCCTGTTGACTGACCAGCGCCCTCCGATTTGATGCACGCGATGTCCTCTGCACTTAGACCCTTCGACTTTCCCGCCGAAGACTGTTCTCCATCTAGGTTCATTGCCCCGTCTGCAGTATACTCACGAACAGTAACGGTACTTCTCTGTTCAGATCCAGAAGATTTTTTACCAAAGAGACCACTATTATTATGAATTTTATTCAGATCAAGAGTCTCTGTTGTAGTTAAAGTCTTGGGATCGTTTGCATTGTATTTAAGTTTATATCCTTCTTTTCCAACCTCTACATTGTAAGAGGTGTATGGTCCCGTAGGAAGATTGATCGAAGGATACTGTGGTCTCGATGCATACTTATCGGTCATATGCATCATATGTCCTAAAATACCTATATGTGCAATCCCAACTACAGTACCTACGCTCAATACCGCCCACTTGAATAATGGTGTTTTCATTAGTCTAGTGTGTAGAGCATATTTATTTAGACAAAAAAAGAGACCCTTGCGGGTCTCTGATGAAGATTGTGAATCCGATGGATCACATGAGGTTCTTGATTTGAACTCTTCTGTAGTAGCGGTTCTGGTTAACCTTGAGGCGACCAAGACCTTGGTCAGCGCCTTCAGCGAATGGGTTAGCAACGAGACCATAACGGGTCTTGAAGCCAATCTTGGGCTGGAAGGTGTTCTCGCCAACGGCACGAACCATCTGAAGAGGAACGTAAGGGCAATAGAACAGACCTGCGTCATAAGGGGAAGTACCCTTATAACCAACAACGTAGTACTG